GGTAACCATCCGCTTCCCTTGCAGCCCTTTTTTAGCCCCGCTATGGCGATGGGGACATGGGGTTATAGCCAAGGGTCAACCAGCCAGTGCAAACCCTTTACGCAAAGCCTGAGCGCCTAGGCTTGCATTGATCTAGTTCGTTATCAATTCGGCGTGCAATGTCGGGAAATCGAATGGGACATGGCTTGCTTGTTTGCGTGCCCCACTACCGTCCCCGCCCCAAAGAAAATCTATGTTTTTGCCATAGCGATAGTTTGCGTTTATAGTTCAACCATCGTGTATGGAGGACTAGATGTATAAGGTAGAAAAGGATGTACCGTTACCGCAGCCCAAGGTGAGGCATAACTACCCGTATGAGCAGATGCAGGTGGGTGAGAGTTTTTGGGTAGAGGGGTTGAGCCTGCAAGCCTTGTGCAACAGTAATAACCGATGGAGTAAGAAGTTAAACCGTCGGTTTATATGCCGCAGGGAGGGTGAGGGAATACGGGTGTGGCGACAGGCGTAGATATACCGAAGCTGGCTCAGGAGTATGCCAAGTTTACGCTCAAAAGGAATTGGCCCCAGATTGAAGAAACCATGCGTCTGTATGCGGGGAAGCCTTCGGATGACCCGTGGTATGGCCTCTATCAAGAGACATTGAAGATATTGAAAAAACAATACAGGAGGCCTGCCTAATGGCGCATCCACAGCAAGCAGAGTTTGTAGCTTATTGCAGACTTCAGTATCCGCAGAACTTTAAGGACTGCAAGGTGCTTGAGGTTGGCAGTTTGAATATCAATGGTTCAATCCGCACGTTTTTTGAAGACTGCCAATACATTGGGGTGGACTTGGGTGAGGGTGAAGATGTTGACCTAGTGGCCCGTGGTGAAGACCTTGACTTTGCAAGCAACAGCTTTGATACCGTAGCGTCTTGCGAGTGTTTTGAACACAACCCAGAATGGGTAAAGACGTTTGAAAACATGCACAGGATGTGCAAGCCCGGTGGGTTGGTGTTTATGTCGTGCGCCACAACGGGAAGGCCTGAGCATGGTACGCCAAGAACAACACCTGCTGACTCGCCTTTTACATCGTTGACTTCCGAGTATTACCGCAACCTAACGGAAGATGACTTTAAGGATGCCTTTAGCTTGTCCACCATGTTTAGCAAACACCATTTCTTTGTGCAGCACCAGACCCACGATCTATACTTCTATGGGATTAAACCGTGAAGTTTGACACCCAGAAGTTCTACAATTTCTGCCGACACCTAAAGATTGAGTCCAAAGAGCAGGGGATGATTACCCTCGGGGAAACCCTACTGGGTACCCAGACCTATGTGATTGACGAGGTGGCCAAAGGCTTAGAAGACAACATCCACTTCTTTATTGTTCTCAAGGGTAGACAGCTTGGTATCACGACAATTAGTCTGGCGATGGACTTGTACTGGCATTTTCTTAATCCCGGGATGCAAGGCACCTTAACCACAGACACCGAGGAAAACCGTGAGCAGTTCCGAAGCACACTCCAAATGTACATGGACGGATTGCCCAAACAGTACCGAATCCCTCTCATGTCTCATAACCGAAATCAAATGGTTCTCAAAAACCGAAGTCGGATGTTCTATCAGGTTGCAGGCACACGATCCAAAGGAACTCTGGGACGTGGTAAAGGAATTACATTCCTACATGGGACAGAGACTTCAAGTTGGGGAGATGAAGAAGGACTAGCCTCCCTGCTAGCCTCCCTCGCTGAAACCAACCCCCTGCGCTACTACATGTTTGAATCCACCGCCCGTGGCTTCAACATGTTTCACGACATGTGGGTCACAGCTAAGAAAGCACGCACCCAACGGGCGATCTTCTGCGGCTGGTGGCGCAACCAACTTTATTCTGCCGACCCTAACGGCGACATTTACCGCACCTATTGGGATGGCAAGCTGTCTGCCGAAGAAAAGGAATGGACTCGGGAGATCAAGAAGATTTACAACTTTGAGATCAACAGCCGCCAAATGGCGTGGTGGCGCTGGAAGCTGCACGAAGGACTCAAAGACGATGGCCTGATGTACCAAGAGTTCCCGCCCACTGAAGACTACGCTTTTGTGATGACGGGCAGCAGCTTCTTTAGTACGGCTCGATGCACCGACTCAATGAAAGAAGCCAAACGCTTAGATGCAAGCTATTACCGCTTCAGCATGGGTGCCAACTTCCAAGACACCGAGCTACTCAAGAGCAATGCCAGACTGTCCACCATGACCATCTGGGAAGAGCCGGTGGCCCAAGGCTACTACGTCATTGGTGCCGACCCTGCCTATGGCAGTAGCGACTGGGCTGACCGTTTCTGTATCCAAGTCTACCGAGCCTATGCCGACGGGCTGGATCAGGTGGCCGAGTTCTGCACGTCCGAACTCAATACCTACCAGTTTGCATGGGTCATTTGCTACCTTGCCGGTGCCTACCGCAATTCCACGCTCAACCTTGAGGTCAACGGCCCCGGGCAAGCCGTGATTAACGAGATGCGTAACTTGAAGCGCCAAGCCACCAGCATGGGCGGTCAAGAAGGCAAAAGCCTGCATGACGTGCTTGGCAACATGCAGCACTATTTATGGCGGCGCAACGATTCCTTTGGCAACGTGTCCAATAGCATTGGATGGGTCACGACACACAGCAGCAAAGAACGGATGCTTAACTACTTCAAAGACTATTTTGAACGCAACATGTGTATGGTCAGAAGCATTGACCTGCTTGACGAGATGAAGGGGATTGTGAGAGATCAGGGAACCATTGCCGCTTATGGGAGGGGAAAAGATGATCGGGTTATTGCTTCAGCGTTGGCCTGTGCAGCCTTTGCAGAACAAGTCCAACCAAGACTCATTGCCGCCAGAGTTACCCGAGAACAGAAGTCCATCGCCGACGAAGCAGAAAGTGCCGAAGTTGCTCAAGTCCAACGACAGGTCGGGAATTACCTTAAGGCGCTTGGTTTTTAGACATGGATACGGTGCTAACCAAAGAAGAGATTATTAGGCGCTGTGATGCTATGCGGAAAAACCGCAGAAAAGGCTTTAGCATGAAGATGTTTGCCGAGTTCGCCTGCATGAACTACCGGCACTTTGAGGCGGTACTGCGTGACCGTAAGGACACCTTTACAGAAACCAGCCAACGCAAGCTATCCCGTGCCCTGCTTGCCCTTGAGAGGGGCGAGGCTGGCCCGAGGATCGACATTCTGGGCAACCGCTTTGTGGGCTACCACCCCAAGGCCAAACCCGTCTACCGGCGCTCCATGAGCCTTGAAAAAACCGGCGACGGATTCAAAATTTCTATCGGTTTGCGAAATAAATACGATTTTTCTAAACCAAGACTTGATGACTGACAAAGAAAGGGGCTAGTATGAGCGTGACGCATGACTATAAATGCCCGGCGCACGGGTTTTTTGAGTCGAAAGAGCCGGTCTGTCCACATGGATGCACCGACGTGTCAATGGTTTTCTTGCAACCACCGGGGACGATGAGTGATCGAACCAAAGGCAGCGATAAAACGGTAAGGCAATTGGCAATGGACTTTAATATGAGCGATGTGAAGTCAGTGCGAGAGGGCGAAGCCCAACCACCACGCTTTGCCAACAAGAAGCCTGACAATCCGTTTGCGCCACGTTGGGGTAGCCCCGGCGACCTGTCTGGGTTTAATCTCAACCCGGTTGCAGGCGAAAATGTCAGTGGAATCGGGGCGCTTAAACAAGATGCAAAGCTAACAGGGCCGAAAGTTGGCTCCTACATTGCTGACCATCAGAATTTGCAGATCAAAAAATGAGAATTCCTCAAAATCCGCTGGAACGTGAGTTTTTCTACATCGACATTATGCAAAAGTGCATGGTGTCTTTGGAAAACCGTAAGACAGGCTACGAAGGACTGCGCTCCTACTACCTGTTTGGTGCTGGCCCTGAAGAAGCACCGGCCCAGTACAATAAAATCTTCCCGCACATCGACCAGTTGTCGGCCTTTATGTATGCCGCCGACAGCACTCGGTTTAGTATCAACATCGGTGCAAGCCAACCCAAGCAGTTTCACAAGATGGTGCCCGTCTTAACCAAGGCACTTTACGATTATTGGCTCAATTCCAACGCCGATCAGGTCTTCGGACAGGCTTTGAACTGGTCGTTCTGCTACGCCACCACGTTTGTCAAACCAATTTGGCGAAATGGCATCCATCCGTACATGGTTGAACCCTCTGTCATGGGCGTTTTGCGTGAAGATACGCCCTATACAGACCGCCAAGAAGCGATGGTGCAAGAGTATTACATGACCCGCAGTGAGTTGTTCTCACGCCTGTATAGCCACCCCAAGAGAGATGAATTGGTGCAGCGCATCACATTTTCTGAGCAGCAAACCGAAACAAGCGCAGGCGGCGTGGATCGAGTCATTACCTCGGCCACCAATCCCACAATCTACGGCAACATCAACCTTAGCCTTGAGGGTGTCAACCGTTATGTGGCGCAGATTGCCGAAGAAACCGTCAAAATGCGGGAGCTTTGGATATTCGATGACGAGCTTGAAGACTATGTCTGCGTAACCATTGCCGACCCAGACGTTGTGATCTACGACAGGCCGTCAAGCAAGATGTTTTTGAAGGGTGAGGTGCCCTTCATCCAGATTTCGCCTAACCCACAGTACGACTACTACTGGGGTCAGTCCGAAGTGCAGCGCCTTGTCTTCTTGCAAGACATGCGAAACAAGCGCACAACCCAAATCATGCAGTTGCTAGACAAGCAGGTTGACCCACCCACAGCCCTTATGGGCTTTGGCGGCATTCTTGACGAAAAATCCTTTGCCTTGCGCCGTGCCGGTGGACTGCTGGCCAACGATATGCCTAGCGCCAAGGTCGAGCAGTTTGCGCCCGACATACCCAACGACATATTCCGTGAGATCGCAGAAATCGACAACATGTTTGCTGAAGCCTCTGGCATCGTTAATGTGCTGCAAGGACGGGGTGAATCAGGGGTTCGCAGTGCTGGACACGCCTCTCAACTGGCCCGTTTAGGCTCTTCCCGAGCGAAAAAACGTGCTTTGGTGGTCGAATCGGCCCTTGAAAAGCTGGCCACGATCTATCTCAAGATGATGATGGTCTATGACGACACGCCTTATGTGGACGAAGACGGCAACAAATTCATTGCCGCACAGTTCACAGATGACTTCAACGTCAAGGTTGATGCCCATTCCAACAGCCCAATCTTCATGGAAGACCAGCGAGAGCTTGCATTTAACCTCTTTAATGCTGGTGCAATTAGCAAAGAGCGCCTTATTGACATGCTTGACCCCCCAATGAAGCAGCTTTTGCTTGAAGATTTGAAGAAACAGACCGCAATGGTGGGCGAAACACCGCAGGCACCGGCCATTCCACAACCTGAAGGTGCGCCAGCCGCCCTTCCACCCCCGCAAGGAGCTTGATATGGCACAAAATGGCAACCAAGGCATGATCCGTGGTGGCGATCAACCCCGTATGACCGAGCGTCAGCTTAGTCAAGGCAACAAAGACATGGGACGCATCAGTTATACCCGTCAAGCGCAGCGTGGGCCTATGCCCAGAGGCGGTTATGGCCGTTCCTCACGCAAGTCTTAACTGGGGAAATTCACCTGTACACCCTTTTTTTGGTTGACACGATAGTTTTTATTAACGAACAATCAACCCAACATAGTTAAAGGTGAACACATGGCCGTTTCAAGCAAGGAAATGATGGACATGCTCAAGGCAGATCAAATGCCTGAGCAAACCCCACCGCCAAGTGAGCAAGGTGCGATGACTGCACCTATGTCAAGCCCCATGACCACGCCTGAACCACAAGAAGGCAACATGGAGCAAGCCCGTCTTAACGTGATGATGGCGCTCGACATGCTCCAAAACGCTTTGACCGAGTTCGGTATGGACACTGAAGAGGGCATGGCCCTGCAAAAAGTCGTGTCCGACATTACCCGTGAGTTCGGTGAGCGTGAGTCATCAACTCGTGAGTTGATGCCAGCCGAAATAATGAACCTGATTCAAACTTTGCCGCAGGCGGGAGGCGCCACGCCTGAAGCAAGAGCAATTGCCCAAGCGCCTGTACCCGGTACTCAGCAACCACCCATGCCTTTATAGGAGTAGCAAATGGAACTTTTCAAACCTCGGGGCAACATGTCTCCCCGCCGTCCTACCGACAACACGCAGCAGAACGGTCAGATTGTTAACACTCCCCGTTATGCCACCTTTGGCGGTCTAAAGGACTCAGCCAAGATCGGGCCTAAGAACAAGATGACTCTTAGCAAGCCCGGTGACGGCAAGAAGGTTATCTAATTTCAACGAAAGGGGCTAACGTATGTCATTAGAAAACTTATCAGTCGAAGCACAAGCGGAACTTGCGGCCTTAGCCAAGTCATTGGCCGAAGACCCCAAGACCCGCAAGCAATTTTTGCAACTCACCAAGCAGGTTCGTCCTGACGTTCCCATCCCAGAAATTGAGATTGAAGAGCGCACGAACGAAGTGCTAGCCGATGCCAATAAGCGAGTCGAGTCCTTGGAAGCCAAGTTACGGGCAAAAGAGGCCAAAGAAGAGCTTGAGCGTCGGCGTTCGTCTTTGAAGCAGAAGCAATTGGTCGATTCCGACGATGATATTCAGGAGATCGAAAAATTGATGATCGAAAAAGGCATTGCCAATCACGAAACCGCCGCTGAGTACCATCAGTACATGAAGCAGATGACGGCACCTACGCCCAGTCAGTTTCCTCAGCCGGTAATGAGCAAGTTCAACACCAAGGATTACATGAAAAATCCCGTGGGGGCGGCTCGTGACGCAGCACATGCAGCATTAGCAGAATTTAGGAAGAATCCTCGACCCATTGGGCTGTAGGGTTCTGTTTTTGTTTTAGGGGCTTTTTAGTTTAGGAGATCGTTATGCCTATCGGCGGTGGAATTATACCGGCCTCGGGTAGCAACCAATACACCGAGTTAACTTATGTTACTCGGCGTGCGTTTATCCCGAAAATGGTCGTGCAGATTTACAACTCTACGCCCCTTATGGCCGCACTGATCGCCAACAGTCAGACCGCTTCAGGCGGTGTGTCGTCGGTGACGGTGCCCGTCCAAGGGTCGCAGTTCGTCAACGCACAGTGGTCAGATTACTCTGGCTCCTTTGCCCAACCTTCAGTGCAACAAGGCGCTTATAACGCCGAGTTCAACCTGAAGCTGCTGGTTTCTCCCGTACCGTTCCTCGGTATGGAAGGCGCTGTTCAGCAAGACTACGCCATTATTCCTTTGATCGAGGCTCGCATGAACGATGCGACCAACGTGATGATGGACGCTATGGCCACGTCGCTGTACAACAACACCAGCGATACACAGCAATTTACTGGCCTGCCTTTGGCGGTTGATTCTTCTGGCACCTACGGAAACATCAATCGTTCCACCTATAGCTGGTGGCAGTCCAAAGAGTATGCGGCTGGTTCCGTGAACCCCACCCGTCAAAACGTGTTGCAGTACATCTCTGGCACAGTGAAGAACTGCGCTGAAGTGCCCACGTTTGGTGTGTGCGGCTTCGGTACTTGGACGCTGCTTGCCCAAGATTACGTCGGTCAAGAGCAGTACATGATTACACCGGGATCAGGTTTTGACGGTGATGCCAACGGCCCTCAAGCAGCTTTCCGTGCTTTGATGGTTGCTGGTGTACCTATCTACCCAGACCCCTACTGCCCAGAGGGTACGCTTTACCTGTTGAACACGAACTACCTGTCCATGTACATCCATGAGCAGGCATCGTTTGCGTTCACTGGGTTTGAGTCCACTCTGCCCAACTTCCAAATCGGCTACGTTGGTGCCGTGCTTATGATCGCTGAGATGGTTAGCACGAAGCCCAAGTCGATGACGAAGGTGACTGGCTACAACTCTCTTACGCTTTAAGGAGAAATAACCATGTCACTCGCACTCAATAAAATCCTTCTTGCTGGCGCTAACGCCAACAGCACGGCAGCGTACTTTACCGCCGGTTCGCAAGGACTGACGAACGCTGCTAATGTTGTTTTAGCCGCAGGCGCTTACATCGTTTACCCCACGGTAAACGTCGCTGTGCAAGTTAACAACGCCTCTGCTGGCAGTGGTTTTGCCACAGTGCTTGCTAATAACGCCGGTGGTTTCATCGTTTCTGATGGGGTCAACGTGCGTCTTAGCAACCTTGGCGATCAACTTGTAACCTCAACCTACGTTGTTGTAGGCAGTGAGCAAGCCGCTAGCGGCACTTACAATAGTTAAGGGGGAGCAATATGGACGCTAATCGTATAGGAGCGCAGTTGCCTGATCGGTTTGGCGGGATATTGCTTGGCGAATTGATTGGTGCCAACATGAATAGCACTGGCGATCAACAGATCGTTATATTCTCGGCACCAGCAAAGTACATCATTCGGCGTATTGTTGCGACCAACGCTTCAATTAGCCTTACCACGGCTGTCGGCGGTATTTATACCGCTGTCAGCAAGGGTGGTACGGCTGTTGTGGCTAACTCGCAGGCATATAGCACGTTGTCAGCAAGCACGAAGTTTCTTGACCTCACGCTTGCCAGCAACACGGATTACCGTACCGCCACAAGCCTGTATCTCTCACTAACTACTCCGCAAGGTGCTGCTGCGACAGCAGACATTTTTGTGTATGGAGATATTGTCACGCTATGAGCAAAATGATTTTTGTCACAAATAAGGGTATGCCTGTCACTGGTCGGTTTGAAGGCAAGGATTACGTTTTCGAAACAGACAAAGAAACAGAAATTTCCTTAGATGCGGCAAAACACATTTTTGGTTATGGCGTTGACAATAAAGAGCCGTATTTTGTAAGGCTTGGGTGGATGAAAATGAACACGGATTTGCCCCGTGCTTTAGAGCGCATGGCAGAGATTTCATTTTCGTCCGAGCCTGCAAAGAAAGTCCACTTGTCAGCCCCGGTGGTGGAGCGAGTAGCTGCGCCGATGCCTCAGCCAAAAGCGAAAGGCAAAAGCGCAGCCAAAGTCCATGCCCATTAACTATGAGCATGTATGCCTACGCTAAACGATTACATCGTCGAAACCCGACGACTCTTGCATGATGTTAATGGGAATTTCTGGACAACAGCAGAAATAACCGATTACGTTAACGACGCTCGTAGTCACACGGTTCAAGACACGGGTTGTAAGAGAGTAATCCAGTCCTACACTATGTCGGTAGGACAAGAAACCATCGCATACAGCGCACTGCCGCAAGGCAACAATACGATTGATGTGCTTAACATCAACCTGTATTGGGGAGATTCCCGCTGGCCAATGTACTACATGGCTTGGACGGACTTCAACGCCCAGTTGCGCTTCTGGCAAAACTACAATGGCCGTCCCATAGGCTTCTCAATCTATGGTGGCAAGACCATTTACATAGGGCCAAAGCCCGATCAAGCCTATGAAATTGAGCTTGATACGGTTGTTTTGCCCACCGCACTTGTCAACGTCACAGACGAAGACGATGACATACCCTCGCCTTACTATGATGCTGTTGCGTACTACGCCGCTAGTCGTGCAAAGTACCAAGAGCAGTCGTATGGCGAGTCAGAGATATTCAAGCAAGAGTACACCAAACAAGTTATTGGAGCCTTAAACAGCACCTTCACACGGCGCTTGCCCTCCGTTTACCAATCGGGGTACTAAATGGCAGCGTTAGAGCAGAAGAAGTCTTACTTTGTTGCCAAAGACTTCAAGGGCATCAATGTTACGAACAACCGCACCGCCATTGGCGAAGGTGAGTTCGCATGGATGGAAAACGCACAGCCCATTGGTTTTGGTAACGTCAAAATCGTCAATGCTCCCGACACGCAAGCAGGCGTAACTTTTGCCAATACGGTCAGCTACATGGCTGCCGCAAACATTAACAACACTGAGTTTCAGTTTGCTTTTCAAGAAGACGGTTCGGCGCAGTACGTCAACATTGAAAACAACACGCTTGGCAATCTAGCCACGTCTGGCACGTTCTCTAACTCCAATGTGCAGATTGTGCAGTGGAAAAACGAACGAATCCTTATCATTGACCCCAATAACGGGTACAAAACATGGGATGGCACAAATCTTGTCGATATAGGCTCCGTCGGTACCGTCACAATCAATGACGGCGGTAGCAATTACACCAACGTTACAGTGACATTTAGCGCACCCGACCAGACGGGTGGCGTACAAGCCACAGGTGAGGCCGTTACGCTTGGTAATACCATTGTGCAAATCCTTGTTACAGAGCCGGGCACAGGCTATACGGCCGCCCCAACCATCACAATTACCGACCCGGGTGGCTCCAATGCCAACGTAACCTGCACGTTATTCAATCAAAGTGGCACTGGAATCGCTACTTTTTCAGGCAGAACATGGATTAGCGAGGAACGAACGGTCTATTACAGTGCCGTAGACACTTATAACGACTTTATTAACGTCAGTTCTGGCTTCTTAACGCTAACAGACAGTACGCTTAGAACCAACATTGCCACGATTATTGCGGCAAACAACTTTCTTTACATCTTCGGCGAGGACTCAATCAACGTCTTTTCCGACGTTCGGGTTAATAGCGTCACAGGAGAAACCCTATTTACCAACACCAATGTGTCGGCAAGCATTGGATCGGGCTTCAAATACGCCATTTTCCCGTACTTTCGAAGCATGTTGTTCCTCAATCGCTACGGTGTTTACGCCCTTGTGGGTGCAACCACCACCAAAATTAGCGATTCCATCGACGATATATTTACGGACATTGACTTTTCTGAGCCTATTACGGCTGGTCAAGTCCTTATTAACAACATTTTGTGCGCTGCTTGGACGTTTACCTACAACGATGCAGGCACGCCACGCAAGGTGCAGCTTGTTTTCTTTGACCGCAAGTGGTTTATAACCAGTCAGGGCGACAACATTACCTTTACCGCCTCGGCCACGCTTGACGGTAACATCCTGATGTACGGCACCACGGGCACCGACTTTGTAAAGTTCTACTCCAACTCCACAACGGGCATCGACTGGGAGCTAGAAACGGCGCTTTGGCCAATGGGCGACCCCATACGAGACAAACAAGCCCTCAAGGTGGGCATCGAAGCCACCCTTGGAACGGGCTTTGCCTCCTTGCAAGCCTACATTGATTCAGAAAACCAGCAATCGCCTGCTATTGACTTTGCCAATACGGTGTTTTGGGTCAATAACCTTGGCACTGTCATCCCGTGGGTTAACAATAGCAGTGAACAGATTGGCTGGACGGGGCAGGGCGGCTCTATAACCAGTGGCTATTTTTTATACAAATCCGATGCGAAAATGTACGGTAAATATCTTGGGCTAACCGTGACTGGTAATACCACGCCATTCACGATCAATGGCTTCCAACTTGAACATGAACTAAGAGCGAGGTTCTAAAATGGCACTACCTGTCGTTGTTCCTAATACGTTTGCCGGTGCTACGGCTTCCATTCCCCTTTCCCAGTTAGATGCTAACTTTGGCACGCTATCAAACGCCATTAACGGCATTGCCAACGGCGTCGAAACGCTTTCCAATGTGCAAGTCACTGGCGGCACTATTGATAATGTAACTGTGACAAATGTCACAATTAGCTCGGGCAATGCAACTGTTACAAATGTTACGGCTACACAAGCTAATGTAACAACGGCTCAAGTTACAAATTTTGAGTCTAGTAACGTTACGATTACTGCCGGTAGCATTTCGAATGCGAACGTGTCAAACGTGCTACTTACAAACAGCAACCGTGAGTTTGTAACTATCCAAGCGTCTGCGGCGGCAAGTACGGTTGATTTTGATGTGC